GAGGCGAACAACCGCCACGGCAAGGGCGGGATCGCCGCCATGTTCGGCCCGCGCACTGACAAAAGCCTCGGCGTCGACTGGCTTGAGGTCAATTTCCCCAAGTGGTCGCCGCCCAAGAACAACCAAGAGCCCAAGATCGTCGGATACGATATCGGGGAAGCGCAGGAAGCGCTGATCAGCCGGTGCGTGCATATGGGCGTGTTCAGCGCAGCCGGACGGATGCGCGGACGCGGGGCGCATCGCCATGATAATGGCGGGCTGGTGCTGCATTGCGGGGACAAGCTGCTTGCCTCGCAGCACCGCGAGGACGGTGGCATTGTGGGCTGGCGCTATGATGACCCGGGCGAGTTGGGTGGGTTTGTGTATCCCGGCGACGATCCCATCCCCCGGCCCTGGCATGAGCCTGTCAGCGCACGCGATGTGGCGGTGCTGCTGGTGGATGAACCCGGCCGAGACGGGCGCAAGGGATTGTTGCGACGCTGGCACTGGCGGCGCGAGCTGCTGGACCCGCGCCTGCTGACAGGCTGGATCGGTGCGGCCATGATCGGCGGCGCGCTGGGCTGGCGCCCGAATGTGTGGCTGACCGGCGGGCGCGGCACGGGCAAATCAACCTTGAACGGCGATGACGGCGTGCTGGCGGGCCTGCTGGGGCGCGGCGTGTTCCGCACGGGCAACGCGAGCGAAGCGGCAATCCGCCAGAGCCTCAATTGCGCCACGATCCCGGTGCTGTTCGACGAGCTCGAGGCCAAAGAGGACAACCGCAAGGTTGACGGGGTCATTGAGCTTGCGCGCGTTTCATCCAGCGGCGCGCCGATGCACCGCGGGGGCGCTGATCACAGCGCGCAGGAATTCACGCTGCGTAGCGCGTTCTTCTTCTCGAGCATCAACATTCCGCCCTTGCAGCCGCAGGATCGATCGCGCCTTGCCATCCTCGAGCTGCGGCCCTTCCCCAAGAATTGGGGCCCGCGCCCGAACCTTGCCGACTATAACTTGCCGGTGCTGGGGCGGATGCTGTTGCGGCGTATGGTGGACGGGTGGCCGCGCCTAGCGGCGACCATCGCCCGCTATCACGAGGCGCTGGCGGCGCAGGGCCACGAAAGCCGCGCCTGCGACCAATTCGGCACGCTGCTGGCGTGCGCCGACGTGCTGCTGCACGATCACGACAGCGCAGACGGCTTGCCCGACATGGAGCTTGTCCTGGACTGGTGCGACAAGTGCCGGCCGGAAAAGCTGCGCGAGATTGCGCAGGAAGATGCCGAGCACGTGCGCTGCCTCAACCACTTGCTTGACAGCCCGGTGCAGGCGCGCGGCGGCGATGAACGGGTGGCGCTGGCGCAATGGATCAGCGGCGCGTTGGACCAGGCGCGCGACCCGCTGGCGGTGGATGATCATCTGAGCCCCGACCCGAAAGCGGGCGAGCGTCTGGCGCAAATGGGCCTCAAGCTGGTCAACGCGAAGTGGACGCCGGAAGAGACGGACCACGAGGGCAAGGTGAAGCGCCGCGCCAAGTGGGGGACTAGCGCCTATGACCCGAGCGAGCCCGGCTTCCTGGCGATCAAGCCGGGGCATGTGGCGCTGTCCAAGCTGTTCGAAGGCAAGCACTGGGCCGGGATCTTCGGCGACGTGCTGGCGCGCTTTCCGGGTGCGGTAGAAGCCGACAAGGTGCGCTATGGCCACGGGACCGGCAAGGGGCTGCTGGTGCCACTCTATCACGTATTCGAAGCGGACCAGCTGCCCGATGCAAGCCAGCGCGAGGCGCATGTGGCCTGGATGCTGGCGCAGGGTGGCGAGGCGGCGCAATGATTGATCGCGCCGCCTTCAGGGGGTTAGAGCATGGTGGGCGAGCGCACCGCGTCAAACAGGCCGAGGCCATCGACGCCGTGCTGCGCGCGGACGCTTCGCAGCGGACCGCGCAGCGAGAGCTCGAGCGCGAGGCGATCGCGGGCGATATCCTCGGGATCGATCAGCGTGATGGTGCCAAGCTCTTCCCATTCGATCAGCACGCACGGCTTGATCAGCATGTGCGCCTTGCCGGTGCGGAGCAGGGTGAAAGCGAAGTAACCTGCCTCGCCCTGTTTGACGTCAAGGCGATAGCGCCCGCTGATTTCCGGGTTCTTGGCGTCGCGAAAGTGGACGATATCGCCCGCGCGGGGCGTCCAGGTGTTGAGGCCGGCCATGGCTTACAGGGCCTCCCGCAGCAAAGCGGCCTGATCGGCCGGAAGGCGCTCGAGGATCGCCGCAAGCATTGTCGTGCGGCAATGGATTTCCGAGGGTTCGCTAAAGCCGCGGGCGTTGGCGCGGGCGTGGAAGGTGTCAATCGCGCGTGCCTCAACCGCGGTGCCGTAGCGCGCGGCGATCGATGCGGCCGCGTCCCAATGCTGGTTCTGGTCCGTCAAGCGGGCGATGTGAGTGGCATAGCTTTTTTCGACCTTGTGACGCAGCGGCGCGTGATCGGGAGCGAGGCCGTTGCGGGCGAGCTGGGCTTCAAGCTTGGTAGTCATTCGATTGGTCCTTTCTTGACCGGGCGCCGCACCATTGCGAGCGCTTTGGGGGTTGGGCCTGGTGGCCGTCCCTATGGCCGCCCGGACGTATCCAGGCGGCGCAAGGGACGGTCAGAAGGCGAAGGCGGCTTGACGCGGTGCGGGGGCCGGCGGGGGCGTGTAGGGCTCCACCGGGGCGGCGATCGGTGCGAGCGCGGCGGGGGCGTGTTCGCCTTCCTCGTCCTCGCCGGTGTCGATCCCCGGCCCGTCTGGCAGGCCTGCGTTGGCGAGCACCATGTCGGCGGCCTGCTGGGCGAGCGCGGCGGCCTTGAAGATCGCGCGCTTATCGTTCTTGAGCACCTTCAACCAGCTGGCCAAATAGGCACTGTGGTTGTCGATATGCTCGCCGGTGATGCCAAGGCGGGTGCCGACAAATGCCGCGCCAATCTCGGCGACCAGCTCTTCGAAGGCGTAATCGGTGCGGGTGTTCGCTCCGAAGCGGTCCATGCGCGACTTGTGGCCGGTCCAGTGGCAAAGCTCGTGGGCGAGGGTTGCCAGATAGCCGCTCGAGCTGGCGAAGCGCTCGAAGTCCGGCATGGTGACGATATCGGTGGCGGGCGTGTAGTAGGCGGCGCCGCCGTGTTCCTCGATCAGCGCGCCGCAGCTGCGCAGTGCTGCCTCGGCGGCCTTGTCGCGCTCGATGCCGGGCGTCGGCACGAACGGGGCGGGCGCATACTTGGCGGGCAGGCCTTCGATCTGGTCGGCGTTGAACACTACGTAAGTGCGCAGCATGGGAATTTTCTTCTCCTCGCCGGTGGCGGTGTCGCGGACTTCCAGCGGCTTGAAGAACACAATGCGGGTGCCCTTGGCGCCCTTGCGGACCTTGCCGCCCAGGTCCTTGGCCTGCTTGAAGGTGAACCAGCGATCGCCGGAGAGGCCTTGCTGTGTCGCGCTCGCCCACAACAGCAACACGTTGATGCCGCGATAGGGCACGCCGGAAAAGCGGCGCGGCATGGAGAGGCTGCCGGTGCCGTTCCAGGGCTTTTGCCAGGGGCGGGTGCCGGTTTCCAGCTGGGCGATGATGGCGTCGGTGACGTCCTGGTAGGTGTCGAATTTGGGCATGGCTTAGACCTCCTGCGTGCCGAGGCGCATGGCGAGAAAGCTGCGAGCGAGCATGAAGCGCTCGCCCTCGTTGCAGAGCCAAGCCTCACCGCGGGCGGCCTTGAGCTGGTCGACCGTGCGACCGTCCCAAGCGGCGCGGAGGTTGTGGCGGTTCACGCGGCCATATTCGGGGTAAATGGAGAAGTGCGCGTCAATCTGCGCAGGGGTGAGAATTGTTGCCCAGTGGGACATTGTTGGCGGTCCTTTCTTGACCTGGCGCCGCACCGTTGCGAGCGCTGTGGTTGTATAAATAATCTGATACAAGAAACCGTGTCAAGCGATTTTTTTGCGCGCTCTCAACATCACGGCATGATGCAGCAGAAATGGCGGATTTCCGCCGTTTCTGCTGCCCAAACGCACGCGCCCAGCGGCCGCGCAGCGGACGCGACGGGGGCGCGTTCCTTCTCTGCTATCGCAGCGCGATCCCCGACCCGCGCGCCCGCCGCTTCTGCGTCCCTCACCCCGGCCCGTTGGCCTGCCGAAATGATTGGTGGCGAGGCTTTTGGCTCCACATGGGGCGGGGGAAGTGTTCCCGCTCGGAACATGCGGGAACACGCTTGCGAACGCTTAAGCCGTTGTAATGATGGGGCAATCGGGCCTGTTCTCGCTGTTCTGCGATTTTGGGGGGATACACATATGCGCGCGCACACACGTGCGTATATGCGCGAGGCAAAAGCGGGAACACGGGAACAGACATACAATCTCTATAGATTGCAGTGGTTTGGTTGTTCTTTCGCTGTTCTGCCGCTGTTCCCGTTCGGAACAGTCGGCGCGGCGCTGGTTGGTGCGTTTGGTGGGCGGCATATTCTGGCAGGCGGATATGCGCGCGGCGCTGGTGCTGGTGCTCGCCTGGTGTGGATCAGGGGCCAAAATCACGGGACCGTCGGCGATAGTTTTCGGGTTTTCGGGCTCGAGCTGGTCCAGCTGCGCGCGATCGGGGCGGCGGGTGAGAATGGCGGAAATCAGCCGTTTTTGCGGGGCTCGAGCGGTGCTGTTGGAAGGATCGTGTTGGAAGGATGCGCGCAAGGCGCTGTTTCCTCGGCGTTTTCCGGCCCGCGTCGTCAGCCTAGCAGGCTTCGGGCGACCCCCGGGGGGCTCGATCGGCCCCGCGCCCAGGTGCCCCCCCAGTGCCCCCAATCGGTCAGGTCCGATCCTCTACCATGCTGGCGCGCTAGACTGGCAGGATTTGGAACCGCATCGGGCCGTGCGGCCCCGCTTAACGTCTCGGCAGGACAGGCACCGCGCTGGCGAAGTGCCGCGAAGGTTGGAGCGGGACTGACGGGCCGGGGTGGGGTGATGGCCCCGACCCTATCCGCAATGGCGGCAACGGGCCGGGGTGGCGCCGTGGTTTCGGGACTGTCGGGGGCAGCGCCGGGGTGGATTTGCAACGCTAGAGCGGGAGGCGCGCGTGTCAACTGACCCGTTCAAACACGGTGGAAAAGTCGATCTTGAGCAGGCGGCGGCGGAAAGCGCGCGGCTGATCGACACCGCGCTCGCCGAAGAGCGCGAGGCTGAGCAGGCGGATATGTTCGCCGACGATCCGGTGACGGCCGAGGAAGCGGCCGAGGCCTATGAAGAGCTGGGCGGCAATCCGGTCCCGCTGGCGGTGCTCAAGGCGGTGCGCGAGAAGCGCAAGCGCGGCCGCACGCCGGGATCGAAGAACCGCGCCAACCGCGACGTGCAAGCCTACCTGCGCCAGTTCGGGCCTGATCCGGCCGTGGTGATGATGAAGATCATGGGTGAAAGCGAAGAGGCGATGGTGGCGCGGTCGATGCAGATGGACCCGCCCAAGAAGCGGCTCACGTTTGCCGAGGCGCGCGCGATCCGCATCCGCTGCGCCGAGGGCGTGCGCAAGATCTTCCACGGCGATCAGCCGGTGCAGGTGGATCACACGATCCAGGGCGTGCGCCTGGTCGAGCAAATCGGCGAGGTGCGGGAGCGCACCGACAAGCTGATCGAGGGCGTCGCCAAAGTGCTGCCCGTCAGGGACAGCGGAGGTGAAGCATGACCGATATCGTTACCCGCACGCTCAATTCGCCGGGGCCTATCTCGGATGCGTTTCTCATGTCGCGGGCGTTCATCAAGGTGATCATCGGGCCGGTGGGCTCGGCGAAAACTATGACGGCGCTGCGGGCGCTGGTGCGCGTGGCGAAGCGGCAGGGCGGGCAGGTGGACCGGCACGGGGTGATGTGGCGCAAGGCGACCGTGGGTGTGATCCGCGAAAGCTACCCGAACCTCGAGAAAAACACGCTCAAGAGCTGGTTCGACCTCTACCCCGAGGAATTGGGCAAGTTCACCTGGAAGCAGCCCTACACCCACCGGCTCAACCTGATCCTCGCCGAAGACGAGGGCGGCCGCGCGACCGATGTGTGCGAGTTTGAAATCGAATTCCGCGCGATCGGCGATCGCAGCGTCGAGGAAGTCACCAGAGGCTGGCAGGTTTGTGCGGTGATGGTGGACGAGGCGGACCTTCAACCGCCCGAGCTGCTGTCGTTCCTCACGGGCCGCGTCGGGCGTGGCGGGATCAACCGGGATCTGATGGTGGACCCGCAAATCATCCTGTCCCTCAACGCGCCGAGCATCGATAACTGGGTGTACCGCCTCGCGATCGAGAACGAATTGGGCGATATCGGCGAGGAGCTGCGCGAGCTGCTGGGTGACCGCGACCTGATCGAGGTTTTCATCCAGCCCGGCGGGCGCGAGCCAAACGCCGAGAACATCCACAACCTGCCGCGCGGATATTACCAGGTGCAGGCAGCGGCCAACAAGCACCGTCCCGGCTATGTCGATCGCATGATCGATAACAAGTTCGTGCCGTTGCAGCACGGGCAGCCGGTCAATCCGCAATTCGATTACAACCGGCATGTGCGCGAGGGGCTTGAATGGAACCCGGGGCGGCCGCTAATCGTGGGCGTCGATCAGGGCCTGTTCGCGGCGGCGGTGGCCTGCCAGCGCACGCAGATGGGAAGCTTGCGCACCCTGCGCGAGGCGGTGATGTTCCGCGAGGATGGCCGCGCGCTGGCGAAAATCGGGCCAAGCGCGGCCGGGGCGATGGTGCGGACCATGATCGCCGACAATTTCCCCGATCTGCGGCCGGAAATGCTGCGCGTGGTGGCCGATCCGGCAGCCTGGGCGGCGGCCGACCGGCAGGACAGCGAAATGGACTGGATCAGGGCCTTTTCCAAGGCGCTGGGATACCGGGTCCACAAGGCCAAGACGAACCGCCAGACGCTGCGCAACGAGGCAATCTGGCAGGCGCTGGCCGAGCATGAAGGCTATCTGGTCGATGTGCGGTGCAAGCACCTGATCAAGGGGCACCTTGGCGGCTACCACTACCGCAAGGCTGAAATGAGCGACAACGAGGTGCGTGGGCACCTCGAAATTGCCGACACGATCCACACGCACGTTTGCGATGCGGAGCAATATGCCGCGCTCGAGGGCGAGCACGTCATCGGGGACATTCAGGGGCGTCCCCGGCGCCATGCGCCGATTACCCTGGTCAGTGATTTCGACGTTTTTGCAGGAGGATAGGACAATGAGTTTTGTAGGAAAGGCACTCAAGAGCCTGTTTGTCGGCCCGCTGCTGGGGTCTGTGCTGGGGGGTGGCAAAAAAAAGCAAGCGCTGGGGCTGCCCCGGCCTGCGACGCGCGACGATGCGGCAGTGCTGGCCGAGCGCGATGCCGAGCTGGCGCGGCGGCGCGGGGCTGCGGCCGACCGCGTGACGGGCGCAAGCGGCGAGCCTGCCGGTGGGCTTGGCCGGATGATCCTGGGCAGCTGACGCGCCCGCAGTTTCACACAAGAGAAAGGAACAGGTTGTGGCAAGAAATTCAGACAAGGCATCTGCGGAAAAGGCGGCGCCAGGGACTGAGAACGCAGCGAACGCGGCCATGCCGCTGGCTGAACAGTTGGTGCTGGCGTTGTGCGAGGCAGCCGGAACGCCGTTTGAGGCGTTGGCTCGTTTGGAAGGTGAGCACGAAAGCGATTACCTGCCGCGCGTGCTGCCAGGAGTAGCTGTCGCGTTCAAGGCGAAGCTCGATGATCTGGTGCAGACTGCTGACGCGATGTTGAAAGTGCAGGATAACCAGCTGATATCCCTCCGTGAGGAGCTCAAGGCCGTCAACCGCCGTCTTGCCTCGCAGCGCGGGGCGACCACCAAAGCGAAGTCTCGGATTGTCGAGCTCGAGGAGGCGGGCAAGCCGCGCAAGTTCGGGCCCATGTCTGCGGTGTTCGATGATCCGGCCGAGGCATTCGATGCCGTGGACCTGATGACCGCGATCGATGCGGCTGACGAGCTGGTGCTGGCGTTTTCCGATGGCGTCAACGAGCTCAAGGGGGTCAAGCCGCGTGAAGTGCAGGCCGAGGCCTTCCGCCTCACGCGCGGCCGCGTGCATTTCATGGACGGGCCGCTGGAAGTGACCGGCCCGGGCGACGCGGATACGGTGACGACGCTCGCCGGTGTAGCGCTGTTGGTCGATGGCGAGCAGCTGGCATGGTCGCCGATGGCGCAGCCGCTCAATATCGGCGCCGGCCAGACCCTCAACCTCGCCGGAAGCGTGATCTTCTAGCGAGCATGTGCCGGTGTTGCCCTGCTGGCGCGGGGCAACACCGCAAGGGGGCCCGCCCTCAACCAGCAAAGCGATAGGGCAGAAAGGAACGTTCGATGATCGAGAATATCCAGGATGAAGAGCTGGCCAAGGCCGACCTGCGCGATCAGGCACGGCTCGAGAGCGAGCGCAGCCCGTGGGAAAATGCCTGGCGCGAGATCGACGAGCGCTTTCCCAACGGGGCGGGTGGGTTCAACAAGCTGTCTCCCGGCACGATCCGGGGCCAGCGCAACTATGACAGCACGCACATAACGGCGCTCGAGCGGTTCTCGGCGGCGCTGGTGGCAATCACGACGCCTGAGCAGTCGGACTATATCCAGCCCAAGTTCCTCGACGAGGATCTGATGAAGCTGCCCGAGGTGCAGCTGTGGTGCGAGCGGGCGGGCCGCCGTCTCTATGCCATCCGCCATGCCAACCACACGGGGTTCGGAATTGCGGTCAACGAGGATGCCGACCAGTTGGGCCGCTATGGCACAAGCCCGATGTGGCAGGAAGCGACGCCAGGCGGGTTGGTCTATCGCACGCTGCACCTGTCCGAGTGCTGGATCGACGTCGATTATGTCGGCCGCGTCAACCGCGTGCATCGCAAGTTCGAACGCACCGCGCGCCAGCTTGCCGATATGTTCGGCAAGGAGGCGCTGACCGAGCGCATGGCCAAGTGTCTCGAGCCCCGCGGCAATCCCGATACCAAGTTCGAAGTGCTGCATGTGGTGGCGCCCAACACCGAATGGGACAGCGACCGCACGGACTTCCGGCGGTTCCCGGTGTCGAGCCGCTATCTGGCCTGCGACGGCAAGGTGTATCTGCGCCGCGGCGGGTATCACACCATGCCGATCAGCGTGTCGCGGCACATGACCAGCGCAGGCGAGGTCTATGGCCGGTCGCCCGCCTTCAAGGTGATGCCGAACATTCAGGGCGTTAACACCATGAAGCACACCACGCTGCGCGCCGCGCACAAGGCGGTCGATCCGGCGCTGCTGTTCCATGACGATTACGGTGCGACCAGTCTGGTGACCAAGCCCGGCGGGCTCAATCCCGGCTTCATGGGCGAGAACGGGCGGCCGATGGTGGCGCGGATGCCGGGCGGCGAGAACGGTATCCCCTTCGCGCTGGAAATGATCCAGGACGAACAGGCGACGGTGCGCACCGCGTTTCTCGAGGAGTTCTACGCAACGCTGACCGACCCGAACAGCCGCATGACCACCACCGAGGTGCTCGAGCGGATTGCCAAGCAGGGCGTGCTGGTGCGGCCGTTCGCCTCCCGCTACGCGACCGAAAAGCAGCATCCGATGACGCAGCGTGACCTCGATCTGGCACTGCGCGCGGAGCAAATCGACGACTTCCCCGAAGTGGTGAAGGAGGCCGGCGCCTGGCCGGTGATCGATTACGAGAACCCGCTGGCGCAGATGGCGCGGGCCGAGGCGGTGCAAAAGGACTTGCGCGGGGTGGAAGCGATCACGCCGCTGGTCAACTTCGATCCCGACGTGCTCGATGTGGTGGACGTCGACGAGCTGGCGCGCGTCACGCTCGAGGATATCGGGGTGCGGCGCAGCGTGATCCGCTCGCCCGAAGCCATCGCGGCGCGGCGTGCGCAGCGCGAGGAAACCAAGCAGGCGGCGATCGATGCCGAGTTGCTCAAGGCGACCGGCGGCGCGGCCAAGGACTTCGCCCAGGCGGCGGCGATTTCGGAGGGCGTGTAAGTGGGTGTCAGCGCGGAAAACCGGCTGCGCTTCCGGCAAGTCCTTGTGGCGCGCGAGGTCAAGTGGCTGTTCATGTCGGTGCCCGAACGCTTCGCCAAGGCCATTCTCGGCCGGTTCCTGCTGGGGCCGCTGCTGCGTTGGCTGTTCCTTGGCCCGGACGGGCGGCCGCACCGTGCGGGCGAAATCGTGCTCGCCGAGTTGCGGCGGCGCACGGGCATGGAGCGTTATTCGATCTTTGATCCCGACCCGCAAGTGCTCGCTTACCGCGAGGGCCAGCGCGCCGCGATGATGATGATTTTCAACCTGCTGAACCTCGATGAAGCGGCGGTTCAAAAACTGATGGAGGTAGATAATGGACTTGGGGACTGACACGAACGACACGGGCAGCCTGACCGCGGGCCTGTTTGGCGGCGAGCCGGCACCGGCTGCACCGGCGGGCGATCCGCCTGCTGGTGGCGACCCGGCACCGGGCGGCGACATTCCGGCGGACTTCCTCGCGCTGTTCCCGGCGGACACGCCGGACGGCGAGAGTGCGAGCTTGCAGGACTGGGTGAAGGCGTCGGGCGTCAAGGACGCGGCGACGCTGGCCAAGATCGCGCGAGACAACCAGAAGGCGCTACGCGAAAGCGGCCGGATCAAGGTTCCGGGCGAAGGCGCCACGCCGCAGGAAATCGCCGAATATCGCGCGGCAATCGGTGTCCCGGATGCGCCGACCGGCTATCAGCTCCCCGAGTTCAAGGGCGCCGATGGCAACCCTATCCCGGTGAACACCGCACTGACCGAGCGCATTTTCGCCAAGGCGCACGAGCTGGGTATTCCCAAGGCGATCGGCGAGAAGCTGGTGGCCGATGAAATCGAAGCCCAGCTGGCCGAGCATGACGCGGCGGTGAAGCAATTGCAGGCCGATGCGCAAAAGCACATCGCGGCATGGGGTGCGGAGAAGGACCAAGGCATTGCCCAGGTCAACGCCGCGCTCAAGGAGCTAGGTTTCACGCGCGAGGATGTGGAACACATGCGCGCCATGCCGGGTGGGGTGGGCAAGTTCCTTGACGCAATGCGCAAGATCGGCAGCAACTTCACCGAGGACACCCTGATCAGGGGCGACCGCCAGACCTTCGGCATGACGGCGCAGCAGGCGCAGGCGGAAATCAACGCGATGAAGGCTGACCGCGCGATCGCCGACAAGGTGATGATCAAGGGCACGCCCGAAAACGAAAAATGGAACCGGCTCAATGCCGTTCTCGCCGAGGCAGCCAAGGCTGCATAGCTGTGGATAAGTGCAGGGGCGGCTTGACGGCGAGTCGTCCCTCACAGATTTTTAGGCTTCTTAGTGAGGCTAGGAGTGGGATGGGGCGGTTCGCCGTTCCATCCTTTCCTCACCCAAGTCCTGACCTAGCCGGCGCAATCCGGCCTCGGGCCCAGCTGAGGATCAGCCGCCGACCGCGGGCGTGAAACGATAGAGTGGCCGGAGCCTCGCTCCCTTAGCCCTTCGACCAGATGCTAACCCCATTTGAACGGAGGGCGCCATGAGCGTCGAAAATGCTTTTCAGGTAACGTTCCAGAACAACGTCGAGATGGCGCTTCAGCAGGGTATGGACCCGATGCTGGAGGAGGCCGTCGTGTGGACCGATGATGCTTCCGCTGAGAAGGTCAAGGTCAAGGATATCTTCGATGCGCAGGACGCGGAAGAGGCGGAAGAGCGCAACGGTTCGACCGTGTGGAGCGATCCGACCAACAACGGCGTGTGGTTGCCGAAGCCCAACGAGCTCTACAAGGCTATCCTGATCGAGAACGCCGACAAGCTGCGCACCTCGATCGATCTGGACGGTGCGTCGACCACGATCACGGCGCAGACGCTTCAGCGCAAGCGCATGCAGCGCGTGCTCGAGGGCTTCTATGGCCCGATCATCAGCGGCAAGGACGGCACGGTGGTGACGCCGTTCCCGTCGAGCGCGGAAATTCCGGTCACCACGGGCGGCGCTTCGGGCAACCAGCCCATGAACACCAAAAAGCTGCGCGAGGCCAAGAAGTACCTCGGCGAGAATTTCGTCGATAAGACGCTCAAGCGCTACATGGTCCTGACGGAAGAGGACAATGATGCGCTGCTCGACGAGGTGCCGGCGACCAGCACTGACTTCCAGAAGGCTTTCGGCGCCGAAGTGGACGAAAACGGCAACCTGAAGCGGATGCTCGGCTTCCACTTCATCCACATCGAGCTCGACGATCCGCTGCTCAAAACCATCCCGGGTCTGGCGACCAGCTCGGGTGGGTTCCGCCGCAACCCGTTCTGGGTCAAGGGTGGGCTGGTTGCCAATTACTGGCAGCGGCTGCGCAGCCATGTAGGCCTTATCCCGGAGCGGCGCTTCAATCAGGGCACTTTCGGGGGCACCACGCTCGCTTCAACCCGTACGCAGCCGGGCCGGTGCGGGATCATCCTCAACGTCAAGCAGTAAGCCGCCAGCGGCAATGAGTGGTCCGGTGCTTTGATGCACCGGACCAAAGGAAAGGACAGCACATGACGGCAGTTCGTACCCCCAAGCAGCTGGTCGGTGTCACCGATGGCACCGCAATCCCGCCGAAGCTCGCCGATGGCCGCGAGTATGGTGCGGGCAAGCGCAGCTTTATTTACAGCAAGGTGCCTGGCACTGTCTGGGCGGCCACCAACACCGTTCAGCTCGGCAAGAAGCCCGCTGGCCACAAGGTCACGTCGGTTCGTCTTTGCACGAATACCAGTCTCGGCACTTCGACCATCGACGTCGGGATCCCTGGTTCAGTCAAAAAGTATGTCGATGCGGCAACGCTCACGACAACCAACCGACTGACCGAAATCGGCGTCAATGCGACCGCACTGGATGATGATCCGGTTGGCGAGGAAACGCTGTTCGCGACGATCGGCGTTGCCGACATTGCGGCCGGCACGCTGCTGACCTTTATCATCGAAACGGTTGGCATCACGTAATCGCCGGGGTGGAAACAGGCCTTCCCAATCGGGCCTGATCTGGCGAGGGTGAGGCGGCGGCGCGGGTCCGCCGCCGCCTCCCCGATCTGAGTTTTGTCGGCCGATCGCTTCACTGCATGAGGCCTTCACGGGAGACTGATCGATGGCAGCCTACAAGTTCACGGTGCAGCGCGGCAAACTCAGCGGCCAGAATGTCACCGTCGCCAGCGGCACCGCCGAGGCGCAGGGGGGGCCCCTGTCGGTCAACATCGACGTCACCAATGCCACCAGCCTCGGCCGCCGCGATGTGCTGCACATGCTCGATGCGGTGCGCGACAAGGTGCTTTCCGGTCCCTGGCCGCCGCTGTAACCGGGGAGCGCCGCTCCGGTGTCCAACTATGTCGCCATTGCCAATCTTGCCGCCACGACGGTCGGCACAGCTGCGCGTCTGACGACGCCGGGCGATGACACGACACTGGGCCGCGCGGTTGCATCCGTCTGGGAAATGGAGCGGCAGGCCGCGCTGCGTGACGGGGCGTGGAATTTCGCCATGAAGCGCGCCAGCCTGCCGAAACTGACAGAGCCGCCCGTCCACCAGTTCCAAGCGCGGTTCCAGCTTCCGGCCGACTGCATCCGCCTGATCGAAATCTACGATCTGCGCCGCGATGAATGGCAGCTCGAGGGCCGCGCGATCAATGCCGATCACACTGGCCCGCTCAAAATTCGCTATCTGGCCGATATCAAAGAGCCGGCCGAGTTCGATCCGCTGTTCGCCAAGGCCTTCGCCCTGCGCATCGCCTGCGCCATCGGCAATCGCATCGCCGGGAGCAGCTTCAAGGAAGAGCTCAACTGGCAGAAATATCGCGACGCGCTGGCCGAGGCGCGGCGTGTGGACGCAATGGAAAATCCGCCGATCGAGCAGTACGAAAGCAGCTGGGTGAGCAATCGCTGGCAAGGCTATGCTGCCGACCCGATGCGTCTTGACGGGTTCGGTTACTGATGCCTGGCGCGGCCCCCGAACCGCAAAACCGGTTCCCACTTTTGCGGGGGGCCGCGTAATGTCGCGCCGCCACATCACCACCGGCTTTATGGCGGGCGAGCTCGACCCGCATCTCGACGGGCGGATCGATACCGATCAATACGCCTTTGGCCTGTCGGTCTGCGAAAACTGGGTTGCGATCAACGAGGGGCCGCTGGTCAAGCGGCAAGGGTTTGAATTTGTCGCGCCAGCGGCGAATACCGCCATTTGGCTGACGGCCTTCCGGCCCTCGATCACGCAGGAATATGTGCTCGAGTGGAGCGAGCTCGCGCTGCGGTTTTACACCAACGAGGCGCGGATCGAGACGGCGCCCGGCACGGCATACCAGGTGACGACGCCATATCCGGCGGCTGTCGTCCCGTTTATCTCGGCCCAGCAAAGCTTTGACCGGCAGTATCTGGCGCACGAGAGCTATGCCCCGCGGGCCATCCGCCGCGATACGCCGACAACCTTCACGCTCGAGACAACCGAGCTGCTGTCCGGCCCGTTCCTTGACGTCAACACCGACGAAACCCGCACGGTGGATGCCAACGGGGTGAGCGGCACGGTAACCCTGACCGGCAACGCGGGCTTCACCGCCGGCCATGTCGGCGCGCTGTTCCGGATCGAGGCCAAGGACTTCGCCAATATTCCCCAATGGGAACCCGGCATGAAGGATATCACCATCGGACAGGTGGTGCGGAATGGCGGGCGGGTCTATCAGGCGGCGAGCGCGGGCACCACGGGCACGTTCGAACCGATCCATTCGGAGGGCGGCTTCTGGGATGGCATGAACCAGAAGGATTTGCTCAACGACAAGGGCCCTTACGGGGTGCGCTGGGTCTATCGCCATGACCGGTTCGGGATTGTGCGGATCACCGCCGTCGCCAGTGCGACCAGTGCGACCGCGACAGTGCTGCGCCGTCTGCCGGACAGCCTCACCAGCGTGCCGAGCGAGAAGTGGGCGCATCAGGCGTGGAGCGCGGCCGAGGGCTGGCCGAGCCTGGTGGCGCTGTTCAAGGGCCGCCTGATCCACTTCAAGGGGATCGATATCTACGGTTCGGTGGCGGGCGATTTCGGCGGCGGGCGGGTCAACTATGCCGCCTTTACCGAGAGCGGCCGCATCGAAACCGACCTCGCTTTCCGCCGCACGATCAGCATTTCCGACCCGCCCTTGTGGGTGAGTGCCGACCGGCAGCTGCTGATCGGCACGGCCAATCTTGAAATGGCGATCGGGCCGCAGGCCAACGGCACGGCGTTCAGCGGAACCAACATCGAGGCCGACCCGCAAAGCTATTACGGCAGCCAGCGCCTGTTCCCGGTCAAGATCGGGACCGAAACCGTGTTTGTCGAGCGTGGCGGCCGGCGGGTGCGTAGCGCCGATTACGATTTCGGCCGCGACCGCTATGACGCGCCGGACCTCAACGCGACAAGCCGCCACATCACGACGGGCGGCGTGGTGCAGCTGGGGTTCCAGCGTGTGCCGCACGCGCTGGTCTATGCCGTGCGCGGCGACGGGCAGCTGCTGGTCCATGCCAAGACGCGCGCCGATATTCGCGGGTGGACGCGGTTCAAGCTGGGCGGCGGCGCGCGGGCCTTGTCGGCGGTTTCGGTTGTCAATTCGAGCGGGCAGGCGGACGATATCTGGCTGCTGGTCGAGCGCGAGGATGGCGAGGGCAATCCGGTGCGCGAGGTGTGGAAGCAGGCGCCCTGGCGCGAGCTGGGCGATCCGCTGGCCCATGCCAACTATCTTGACGGCTCGGTGCGCTTCGATGTGGCGGGCGGGACCGCCAGCGTGAGCGTACCGCATCTGGCGGGGCAGGAAGTGGCTGCGCTGATCAACGGCGTGGTGGCCAAGGGCCTCACGGTCGCCAGCGACGGCACGCTGACATTGCCCGCAGACATGGTGCCTGCGACCGCTTTTGTCGTAACGGTGGGCCTGCTTTACACCGCCACGGCCACAACCATGCGGCCCGAGCTGCGCGACGGACGCGGGAGCCTTGCCGGGCTGCGCCAGCGCGCGGTCAAGATCATCGCGCGGCTGCTGGAAACGCTGGGCCTGCAAATTCGCGGAGCCGGCCAGACGACGCCCGAGGATTTGATCCTGCGCAGCGGCGGGCAGGCGATGGACCAGCAAATCCCGCTCTATTCTGGCGATGCCGATGCACTGGTCGATGCGGAAATCGACCGCGACGGCCGCACCACGTGGATCAGCGATGTGCCGTTGCCGGCGACGATCACGCTGGTCGCGCAGAACATGGAGGTCAGCGCAAGCGATGCTTGATGTTGCCCCTCCTCTGCCGCCGCTCGAATGGGTCAAGACGGATCGCCTTTGGTTCGCACCGATGCGACCGGAGGACTTGCTCGCCGTCGACGTGCAGGACAGCCAGGCGACGTTTCTCGGTCTGGATGCCGCACCCGACGAGGAAACCGCCCTCAATCTCGCGTCGCAGCCTGTGGCATGGACCGCATGGCGGCGCGACGGAACGGTGCTTGCCTGCTTCGGCTTCAATGAGGCCTTTCCGGGCAAGCATGGCACGGCCTGGGCGCTGCTGGGCAAGGCCATCGGTCGCGACCATCTGGCGCTGACCCGCTTCGTGCGCGAGGTGGTGCAAGGCTGCACGCTCGACCGGCTCGATGTGCTGGCGCGCTCGTCCGACTATGGCCCGGGCATTGGCGGCATGTCGGCGGCGCTGGCCGACCCGACGCCCGAAGTGCGCTGGTGCCTGATGCTCGGCTTCGAACCGGCGCATGTTCTGCGCAAGTTCGGCGGCGCGGGCGAAACCTACATGATGTTGGAGAGGATCGCGGCCTCAGGCAGCGCAGCGATAGGCCATGAGGTGATGCCATGAGTTTTCTCCCGGCTGCCCTTGCCATCGCTGGCCCGCTGATTTCCGGGATCGGCGGAAAGATGGCGGGCGATAGCAACGCGCGCCGTCTGACAGAGGCCGCGCGCGACGAACAGCTGTCCGGTCTTGCCGACCGCACCCGTCAGCGCGAGGAATTGCGCAGCGCGATTGGGGAGCAGCTGGCCGCGCAGGTTTCCAACGGGCTGGAAGGTGGCACCGGTACGGCGCTGGATGCCCTGCGCCAGAGCCAGATCGAAGGCGCGCTCGATGCGCTCGAGCTGCGCCGCCAGAGCGAGATGCGCGCGCGTGCGCAGCGCGCGCAGGCCAAGGATGCCAAGCGCGCGGGCAATTTTGCCTTGCTTGAAGGGGTGATCGGCGCGGGCGCGAGCGCCTTCAAGCAGAAGAGCGACTGGGCGCAGGAGCGCCGGGCCGATGGTTGAAGAGGTCGGCTATAACGCGCGTGTTCGCGTGCAGGCAGGAGCGGCGCTGCCCGGCGTGTCGGCGGACAGTTTCGGCGCGGGTGTCGGGCAGGCGGTCGCGCAAGCCGGGCAGGTGATCCAGCAGGAACGGCTCGAGGACGCGCGGCTTGACCGCGAGCTGCGCGACAATGCCGAGTGGTCGGCCTTTCTGGTCGAAGATGCCAAGGCGCGAGAAGAGCTGTCCACAACGGCGCGCGAGGGCCGCCTGACTGACACGCCGGGCCATGCCGCGCGCATCGCGGCCGCCTTGCAGAAGCGCGAGGAAGCGCTGCTCGGTTCACTGTCGAGCGAGCGCCTCAAGCAGCAGGGCCGCGCCCGCATTGCCGAGTGGGGCGGGAGCCTGCGGACGCGCGAGGCCGATTACGAGTTTCTGCGGGGGCAGGAAATCGCGGTCGAGGCGTTCGAGGAACAGCGCGGCATTGCCGAAGGGCGCGTCCGGCGGCTCGAAAAGCCCGACGATTACCGGCTCGAGCTCAAGATGCAGCTGGATGCGATTGGCACGCTCAACACCTCGGACGAGGTGAAGCAGAAGCTGATCGACGACACCGAGCAGCGTTTCGCCGTGTCGTTCATCCGGGGGATGACGGACCGCGACCCGGCCGCCGCGCGCGCGCTGATCGATAGCGGCGCGTTCGACGGGGTAATTACCGGCGATCAGGTCGAGGTGCTGCGCAACAGCGCCGAGGTGGAAATCCGCCGTGTCGCAGCCGAGCGCGAGCGCGAGCAATCCGAGGCGCTGGCGACAATCCGCGGGCAGATCGGGGTGTTCAAGCAGGCCGAGAGCATGGGCCTGGTGCAGGATGATGCCGCCTATGATCAGGCGATCGCCGGCGCGCAGGCGCTGGGCGATGACAAGCTGGTGCTCGAGCTGACCGGCCTCAAGGCGAACAATGCCTTCACCAAGGTGTGGGGCCCGGAAAACGCCACGGCATTGCAGCGCGAGAACCGCCTGACGGAGTTGGCGGGCAAGGACAAGCGGACGCCCGAAGAGAACCTCGAGCTGGCCTTCCTGCGAAAGAACGCGCCGGGCTGGGCCAGCGAGGAGGCGCGCGACCCGGTGACGCAGGCGGCGCGGCGCGGCGGTACGGGGGCGCCGCCGGTGATCGACCTTGCCAATGGCGACACCTGGAACGCCCGCGCGCAATGGATGACCGGCCGCGGGCAGGATGCCGGCTTCATGGACGTGGAGCTGCGCGAATTGCAGCAGCAGCTCGGCACGCCCGCCGGTGAATTGCAGGTGATGGGCGAGCTCGACAAGGTGCGCGATCCCTATGCGCGATCGCGCATGGCGCAGCAGCTGGCGCCGAACGATCCGACCTTTCAGACGATGGCGATGCTGCGGCCCGGTATCCGCGCGACGGTGCGGCAGGGGCGCAAGGCGCTGGCGAACAATCCCAAGTTCTTCGCCAATCTCGACCCCGAAATCGAGGCGCAAATGTCGCAGCTCGATAGCGCCATCACTTTCGCCTTGCGCGAGTATGACGATGATCTGAAGCTGGCGACACGGGAAACCTACCGCCAGTTCATCGCCGGCAACCTTGCCGCGCAGGGGCGGGCGGATGCCAGCACCTTTGCAGCCGGCGATGGGGCAACCCGGTCGTTCCGTTCGGCCGTGGCGCACGCGCTGGGCGGCGGATATGTGATCCGCAACGGGCAGAAGGTTTTGCTGGGCGGGATCGAGGACTGGGCTGGCCGCGCCTATGTGCTGCCGCCGAACATGAATGAAGCTGCGTTCAAGCAGCGGCTGCAAGCCGAATTGACCGGCACCAAGAACCCGCCGGTCAATCCCGATGGATCGCGCGCGAACCTGTACCGCGCCGTGCCTGTGGCCGTGGGTGGTGGCTGGTATGAATGGGAGACGCCTTCGGGCAATCCGATCAAGGCGCAGGACGGCCGCAATTACCGCGTGAGGCTGGGGCAATGAGCGACGGGCCGCTGACCATCGCTCCGGTGCGCCCGGACCAGCAGCAGCGCCGCGAGGCGCGGCCCGCAGGCGATACCCGCGATGCGCCGAGCATAATCGACACGATCGTGGCAGGCTTTAGCGTGGAACGCGCCGATACGACGGGCGTGGTCGAGGCCGATCAGGTTGATGCCTACAAGCCGCTGATCGAGGCGCTGATCGAGCTCGAGCCCGGGGCGACCTTCACGCGGTACGTCAATCCTTCGACCGGCACGGTAAGCCCGCAATCGGTGTGGCGCGATGTGGAGCGGTATCGCAAGCAGGGCAAGTTCCAGCAACTGCCCGGCACGCTCGAGGAATTCGAAAAGCAGTGGCGGGCGAAGCGCAAGGCTGAAATCGAGGCGGCCGAGGACGTCGCATCGCGCGGCAACGGCTTCGCGGCGTTCGCGGGCGGCGTGGCCGGCGCGATGACCGATCCGGTCA